GGGGGCTTACCGCAACATCACCGAACAAAGTGAGGGGTTACGGGGAAGGAAAAATACAAAGCGGTGGCTCGCCAATTACTCAAGCATGAGCGGCGCCGGCCTGCCACCGCGCAGCTGGTTAATTGCTTGGCCAGCTTGCGCGACAACATCCGCGATGTCTCGGACACCATGCCCGAAAGCAATGGCCTTCTGCATCATCGAATTCCACGTGGAATCCGAGGCGACCGGGAAGTGCCTGTGGGCCGATGACGCAGGGTTCGCGAGATCGAACCTCACGCGGTACTCGACGGTAACGAGAAACTCGAGCTGAATGCCATTGGGGTTGTAGACCATAATAGGCGCGAAACCCGTGGATTCCTCAACCGCACTGCCATAGGTGCCGCCAGTATTGTCGGAACCCGAGATCAACTCCGTGAACTCTGCCAACTGAGACATCGACAGCGGGTACGAATTGATCTGAACTCCTTTCAACGCCAACTTGCCCGCGGACATCAGGCGGGGCGCCTGGAACTCCACGAAGCGAGCAGCATAGTCAGACCAAGTCTCCGTACGCCCACTGATCTTCGCCTGGGTCGACATGACCCCAGCATACACGATGCCGGAGGTCGTCTGCAGTGCATTCGGATTCATGATTTGTACAGTGACTGCAGACGGCACAAGCGTGATGGCCGACGAGCCGAAGCCAGCGCCATCCAAAGGCATGTGCCACGTAGTCAGGTTGCCCGATCCGTTGATGGGGTTGCCCGCGACGGTATCAGATATACCAATCATCGTGGTCCAACGTCCCCCGGAGCTGTCGGGCTGCTTGAACGTACCGAAGACGTTGACCTCGTTATTGGCCCGTATCACTCTCGTAGCTCGTACGGGAAGATAGGGCCCAACGGCTCGAGGCAAGGGCAAGTGGTCGAATCTCGTCGCGTCCCAACAAGCGAGGGACCGTCCCGCGGATCCACCGAATGCTCGGCGGGGAACGGTGCCAACGCCCTGGGTCGTTGCCCTCGTAGCGACGGCCTGCCGCCTGTTGGGGCGGCGGGCCGGGGCTCGTTGACGTCGAGCACGGCGCATAGCCATGACGGAAAAAAGAAGAAAACACGCACCCGGATAAAGTACCGTGGTGGTAAGCAATGCCCAAAAGTGGGCCCGTCTCAGGTGGGGTCACCTGCGCGGAAAAAACAAAACACAAGCAGCTGGGCGGTTGCGCGCCCCGGCTATACATGCTGCTGTTCGTGGAAACTATACAAGGACGGTGTGCTAGGGGGCGGATAAGCCCAAGGGGCTTTTACACGAAGTAACCTCACACCACGTTCCATGCAGATCACCTTTCAGCCGGCTCAAGATAGCTCATAGATCACTGCACTTTCCGTGTCCCATACACACACCACGCGGATCGTCCGCGCCGCGGGGCCAAAGTGGCCGAACCGTAACCATCTGGAGTGAACCCCTACCCAACCAAGAGCGATTACGCGCCAATGACCGGGGTCGACGTTGCCGTACGCTCACGCAACATGTGAACTGGGCCGCCATGCCCAAGGAAACAACATCATCGAGCTGAGCTCGTGTCTCCCGGGGGTCTCTATCCAATACCATTTCACGCCGGCAAGCGACTCGGGGTCCAAATCCGAGCTGGTACTCAGCCTCACCTCAGGACGTGTGTTGGCGTCCACCAGGCTCACACCCTCGCACCACGAATGCGGTCGGGAATGAAGAATAAGGCGGTCTCACGCTGGGCCATACGCTCCATGCATCTCAAAACACAATCGGGAGACGGTAAACCGATCCACATTCGATGCAAACGACCTCTCACCACGGGTATTGTCCCCCCGTGGCCCCCAAAGCCATGTGCAACCATGGCAAAAGAATTCAGTGGGGTGGCTGACCTCCGACTTCCAAAATGGGGGTATGTCAGCCTGCCTGTACAACATGCACTCTCTGCCCACTATCACGCGCGCCAAGCCGAAGGCAAGGCGTCGCGGAAAGCGTCATGCTGGTCAACACAGTCAAAGTCCCAAGCATAAGACTCAAACTTGGCCAGCTCATCGTCAGTCGCGGTCAATCCGAGGGCGGCCAGCAATTCCGCCTGGTCATCGGGCGAACATCGCGCATTCCTCGTCTCAACCATGTCGCGAACAGCATTCGTCGTCATGCCCGTCTCCCCACAGGCACGGTAGCTCATCTCATCATCCTTGAACTCCCGCGTCGACAACGAATCCGCATACTCAAGATACTTCCTACTCAATGTAGGCACACGCCCGGCAAAGTCCGCGGCACGGGCGAGAGCGGTGGCGGCCGCTATATCATGAACGGTCTTCATGTCCCCATCCTTCACCGCCTTGAGTAATGCGGGGCTACACGCCACGCCGTTCCCCAGAGCCCTCTTCAGCTCTGGGCACCACTTGCCTGTCATGCCGCTCGCATCGACGCCGAGCTCGACACCAACAAACAAGGCAACCTTCTCCCTGCAGAATATCTTCATATTGAACCCAGCTCTCTTCCAGAACAGGAGTGCCTGTAGCATGCAAAGTGCGCTGCCAACAGTTACTCCCTCCCTGGCTGCTGCAGCCTTGGCTGCGGGCTCAATCTCTCCCCTAGCTGCCTCCGCAAGTTCCTCGTCTGTCACCTGAGGCAGCTTGGGGCTCGTGCCGGCCGCCGAGTCGTCCCCTTCACAAGCCAAAAACATCCACCGGCGGCAACCGGCGACGTCCTCAGCCCAACGCTTCGACGGATCCATCAGGATGCTCGGATCTTTGAACATCGCACACATCCACATACAGTAATTAACAATCCAATTAAGTACCGATGTGCCACGATGTCCCGAACGACGGATGTTTGAGATGACCTGCTTCCAAACGTCTCCCTTCTTGCTGAAAAATAACTTCAACTCTTTAGCCGTGCAAGATTGGAGATGCGCCTCCGCCCAGCTCTCTGGCTGGAGGTGCTTGGTCGCCAGCAACTTGGTCACCTTGTCAATGATGGGGTTCTCGAAGCAGCCTCGTACCACTTCGTTGCATGTCGTGTCCCATGCTGAGCCGTCCCCCTCAATGAAACTCCATCCTCCTGTCGTCTGAGCCTTCTTCGGAGCTGTCCAGTGTTCCATCAAGTCTCCAATTGCTTTGTCCTTCGGGCGATGCTTGATGCTGTGACCCTCATAGGTCTCGAACAAAAGCTCTTCGATGCACTTTATGACGGCAAGGGCCATCACTTGGCCGTAATCCCCGTCAGCGATCAAGAACCTCGGAGCCTTGTCCTCCGGCATCGCCTCAGCCTTCACTGCTGTCTTGAACTGGAACTTTGGATCGACTTTCTGAAGCAGAGCCTCGAACGTGTCCGTCATACGTTTCTCGCTCCACTTCTTGGACTTGATGGCCACCAGGTCTCCAGCAAAATGCTCTTCGAACCAATGGTGCACCCTCGCATCCGTAAATACTTTGGTCAGCATGTACTGTGTGGCCTTCCCACACTTCCGCTTGTCCTCACTCGTGA